ATTTGTGCCAATTTATAACCTGTAAATGCTCCTGCTGCAGCCGAACCAGGAAGAATAATGAACTTACCTAACATAGTTTCATATTTTTTTCTATTCACAATATAAGAAATCAGTATGTAATAAACAATATAATTTATAAGGACCAAAAAGTCCAGTTCTTTTGCTGCAAACACAACAATAGAGTTTCCTAAAAATCCCCACATAAAGTTAATGAGGGTTTCTCTTAATAATTCGTTTGGTGTTGTGAGAGCGTCCCAAACATTAATCTCTTTATCTAAACCCGTTTTATTTTTCGAGTGTTTCGATGTGGTGTTGGAGGTACCATAAGGCCTTTCTGAGGTCCTCGAGTTCTTTGTCTTTTCCTTTCTTTCCTGCACGGCTGATATATTTTACTGTATTTCCTAAACTAAATCCTAAATCCCAAGCGTCAATAACTTTGATTGCCTCATATGGGTTATCCTCTCCTCCGTAATGTTTTGGGTGGTTTACTTGTTCTACTTTAATTGGTGGACACTGACAAAGCCCGGTGCCGCCACATATACATTCTTTATCCATTATTCTTCTTCTCTATATTCTTTTAATAACTCATCGTTAGACATTGTACCGTATTTACCAGTAAGACCATCCATATCAACAAATGAAGTCATCATAGTTTTTGTATCATAAAGAAGTTGAGCAACGTATAGTGAATTAACGATCTCACGAATGATTTTATACGGATCGGCGTTTGATCCTGGTCTACGATCTTCAACATATCCTTTCCATTCTTTTGCGGTGTCCTGAGGAACTCTAATTGATGCTCCACGATCAGATACACCCCAACTAAACTTATCAATCGCTTGAGTCTCGTATTCACCAGTTAATCGTAGGTGATTGTTTGACCCATACGCTTTAATATGATCTTCGTGTCTTGATTCAAGTGCGTTGAATAGTGCCATGAAATATTTTTCGTTCCCATCGAGTCTCATCATATCTGTTGAGAAGTTTGTATGAAGTCCTGATCCATTCCACTCTCCGTGCGTAATTGGTTTTGGGTGAAGTTCGATATGGTAACCATATTTTTCCGCAATTTTCAATAAGAAATATCTAGTCATCCAAAGATCATCTCCACCTTTTAATTTACCTTGTGAAAAAACTTGATATTCCCACTGACCTAAAGCTACCTCAGCATTAATACCGGTAATACCAATTCCATAATTTAAACACATATTTAAATGTTCGTCAACAAACTCACGACCAACAACATTATGTCCAACACCACAGTAATATTCACCTTGACCTTTAAGAATGTTTCTCTTGTGTCCTAAAATGTTTCCATTAACTTCTTCACGAATGAAATATTCTTGTTCAAAACCAAACCAAAGATCTTCAAAATTTTCACCAATACTTGCTCTTTTATTTGACTCATGTGGTGTTCCATCAGGATTTAATACCTCACATATAATATAAACGGTGTTATTTTCCATTGGAAATGCGGAAGGCATGTAATGTCTCACAGGTTTCAACAATCTATCTGAGTTTCCTGTTTCAGCCTGAGATGTTGATGACCCATCAAAATTCCACATAGGAAAATTTCCATCAAGAAACGCATTCTTAACAGATTCATAATCAACAATCTTAACTTTACTTCTTAGGTTAGGTTCAGGTTTATATCCGTCTAACCAAACATATTCCAATTTAATTTTCATTTCATTTTATTTATTAGATTTATTATTTCTTCTTTTGTAAATCCTTCATTAAATAACCTATAAACTTTGCGTGAGAAATCGTCGGTGCAAATAATTGCATCGGCGTCTAAATAAGTCATAAGATTTGGTAGGTTATTTAAAATATTTTCTTTCTTTAATATTCTCTTATTAAATCCCATCGTTAAGGTCATTTTTCGTATTCTTGAAGTCTTTTTTGCTGATTAATATATGATACTAATCTTCTTTTAAACAATGGGAGTAACGTTTCATCCATGGGGAATGTTCCAGTACAAATCATTTCAAAAACAGGATTTTCCTTTGTTTCTTTTTCATCCATTGTGGAAAATGTAGATATAATTTTTGGTAGCGTCAACTCTTTCGAATCCTCGTTATAAATTAAATTAACCCATGTTTTTGATTCGGGAGATCCTTTTGCTGCGGGTTTAATATGATATTCCCAAACATAGATTTGACCGTTTTCTTTATTATTAAAATAAAAAAATCCTTTTTTTGAAAAAATGTTTTTTTTATTTTTTTTAACCTTCATTTCAAGAGCATCAAAAACTATAGTCCATACGGATTTTGCAACATTGAAGTATTCCATTATTCTTGGTGCGGAATAAGATAATATTTGTACAAATTCATTAAATTCTTCTGTAGATAGTTCAGGGATATCTCTGACTTTTAAATCTTTAACCAATAACTCGTCGTCTATTGAGTCTAACTTTTTATCGGTATAGATTATTTTTCTTTCCTTCATAAGAGTCTGAAGGTTCATAAGATGTAATGACAATTCAATAAACCCAGGGTATAATTCTAGTTTGTCTAATTTTTCTCCCATTTTTTGGAAGTAAGAAAGTAATTTGTATTCTTTATGCTCACGATCGATTGGTTTTTCAAACATCCAATCGGTCTCCATTAAAAATTTTATTTTTGGTTTTCTCTTTGCCATTCTTTTATAAAAAATATCACAAAGAAATAAAAAAATAAAGACCTAACTAGCCCTCATTACAAAATACCAATCACCATTAACCTGTGTTTCAAACATTTCTCCGTCATAAGAGTTTAATAAATTACCATAACCATCACTATTTACGACAATCTCAGTTACTTCATCTAAATCAACAAAATCCATTATAAAACTACTTTCATAACCATAGTGTTTAATAAAATCATCAATATCATCAACATATTCATTAACTCTATCTGTGATTTCATTTTCTATGGAACTTTCATCATAACCACCTTGTGGATCTTCTTTTATATTTTCAATATATTCATTTGTATCTTCGATTTGTTGTTCTATTTTTTCATACTCTTCCTCTGAAAGATCTTCATTTCTTAATCTATTATTTAGATTTTCTATAGTTTTTGTTAATTGATTAACTTGATGTTGTTGATTTGTAGATAATTCTAATCCTATGTCATAGTTTTCAGGATCATCTCTAATAATGTCTTCATAAAAGTCTCTTAACCAACCTTCCCACTGTCCTTTATCAAGTGCTTGATCCCAAACCCAACTTGTAAATGCATCATAACCCATATCGTCAACTGCATTTTCAACATATCTTTTAGCCGCAATATCTAACTCATCTTGAGTATAAACATCATATGTGTCAGGTTGTAGAGTATCACCACCTAACCATTCGTATTGTTTTCCAATACCGTAAGTGGCATTACCACTAGGATAAATAAAATATTTGTCTTCTTCTATTTCATCACCATTGTCGTCTTCATATAAAGTAGGAATCCCTTCTTGGACCAAAAATTCATATAACGCTTCAGTTCTTTCAGAATCATCGTCTTTATTTTCTGAATTCCACTCATCATTTTCTCTATAATCGGATAGTTCTGAAAGTTTTTTATTTCTTTCTTTTTTTAATTGGGTTGTATGCATTGTTGATCCCCAACTACTAACATATCGATCAACAGTAACACCATCAAGATTTGGGACGTTGGTTCCAGAAATGTCTAATCTTCCCATAACTCTTACAATACCTGTAAGTGGTCCAACATTTTTAAATTTTCTAAGGTCTAAATCACCTTTAATTACAATACCTTTACCTCTGTAAGGTTTTAACATCGGTACTCTAGCTGCAATACCACCAACATCATCCAAAACTTCAGTATATTCGTCAGGAGTTAGTGTTATGAGATTTTCATCATTTTCAACAATGAAGTTTTTTATGAGGTATTTTAATGACATATGTTATAAATATCGATTTATTTAAGTTTAATTCCAATAATTGTTGACTTTATTTCATAAGTACAAATATTTATGAGTAAATAAACCTTTAAATCTTATTTATCATGGGTTGTGGATGTAAAAAAAACCAAGCACAGCAAACTCAAGCACAAGCACCGGCAACGGCAGCGGCTCAACCACAAGTAAAACAAACTAACGTGCAAGAGTCCGTGAAAAAAATTGTCGAGAAATATTATAAAAACAAATAATTCGTTTTTTAGTGTTTGATATTAATTAAAGGTGTTCTGTTTGGGACACCTTTTTTATTTAGTCAATATTTATAACATATGAGTTTAGAAGTTGCAAAAGAATTAGTTGATTCGTTTAATAATGGTGATTTTGAAGATGATATTGAGCCGTATTTTAATGACTTAATAACATTCTTTAAGTTTGTTAAAAAATACGGTCTTTTAGATGATCTTGATTTGGACCAAATAGGTTACCGTCAGTGGGATGAAGAAATATTAAACTTCTTAGATGAAAATGGTGTCTTAAATAATCTTAGTTATGATAATGCCCCCGAGGAATTAAAAAATATCCTTTTACTTCGTAAATTAGATGAAGACTATGAAAATACAATTCTTTTTATTATAAATAATTTATTAACCGATGTTGAAATCAGAAATGGTGGTTTTTATTTATATCTAAAAGATAGAGAAGAGTTAGCAAACTTTTATTGTGGGAATAATAGACGAAGTGATGGTGTAAGATATGTTGCCGAACAGGTATTCAGTGAAAACGGTTTAAATTATGATTATTATGATAGTGGTGCTAAACCATATGAAACGGTAACTGAATTAGACGACACAAATCTAACCAGACTAAAAGATATTATTTATAAAGAAATTGGTAATACGGAATTATCTCTAGAAGACTATGATTCAGACTTTTTTGAAAGTTTGTCGGAAGAACAAGGAACACCAGGTTATTTTAGAATAAGACCTGAAGATTTACACGATTTATTGAAGGATGTCGACGCAACTAATGAGTTGTTCAGTAATGATTTAGAAGAGATTGGTCAAGAATTAAGAAGTCTTTACTATAACGCTGAAAATTTAGCATACGAACAAGAAATTTATGATGCAATTTATGGTGGTTTAGATGAATTATTTGAAGGTAAAATTGATGAGGTTCCAATATCAGGAAAAGACGGAAAAACTCGATATTTCCAATACATTAAAATTAGAGATTTTGTAAAAGAAATTAGAGGGTTTTTAGAACATAACAAGGGTTCAACTTATAGTGATTCGTTTTTAGAATATTATGGTAACTATAGTGAATTCTTAGTAGGTTTAATCAACGATGGTGTCATTGAATGTATTGATGTAAGACTTCCAGACTACCCTGATTATTCAATGACACAGAAAAACATTAACGACTTCTTTAATGATTACATCTAACTCTTTATAGTTTCATTTAATTCTCATATTCATTATAAAAACCAATAATATGAGAAAATTAGAAAAAAACACAAGACGGTATTTTGTGAATCTATTCGCAGACTACATCCTATCAAAATTCGACAAAACAGAAAATACAATTATTCAAGTCACAGATTGTGAAAACTTTGTTGTGGTTAATGGTCAAACCACAAGTAAAAAAGTATTAGATTTAAATGATATCAAATATGAGTTTTCAGGTTGGTTTGATGATCTTTTAAGTTCTTTGGGTATGAAAGACATCAACATTATTGACATAATTAAATACGATCAAGATATTCCCGAATTTAAAAGATCTTGGGTTGAGGTTAATAAATCTATTTACGTAAATGAATATGAACCTATTTCAGAAATCACAATAAATTCTGAATTTCCTTATGGTCATAGTTTAGGTTGTGGTAGAGGTATGTTTTATTACTCACATTACATATTTAACCACATGTATTCATTATTAGGTGTTGATAAAGTTTATTTCAGATATTCCAATGAATTAGATGAAAATGAAGATTATAAAATTAAAGTAATTTGCGACTCACACATACCTAAAGAAAAAATAGAAAACCTTGTTTTAGATTGTTTTGACATGGATTTAACTGATTTTAAAAACAAACTTGATAACTATCAATTTTTTGATGACATTGTTGATCCGAATTCGTTAAAACCTTATTTAATTCAAGATAGACTAAAAGATGTTGTATTAGTATAAAAGAAAAACCCCACCTTAAAGTGGGGTTTTTTTATCTTTCATAAAATTCTTTTATTATTTGTACCGCTTCCTCTAAATCATTATAATCTCTTTCGGGGGCATATAATTCACTTTTTGGTGATTCCTCAGGTGTTTCAATTAACATAAGAGCTGGAACATATTCATTCCCAACGACTTCAGAAAACATGTCATATTCTTCTTTATAGTCATCAATATCTCTATTAATAAAAGGAATTTCAGCCTCTGTTAACATATCTTTTAACATATCACAAAAAGGGCAACCTTTCATTGTGAAAATAACCGCAACTTTATCCATTAATTAATTCTGTTACCATTCCTTTTATTTGAGTTTCATTCAATAAACCCACTTTGGTTTCTACAATTTGTCCTGAATTAAAAACTTTAACCGTTGGTATACTTCTAATTCCTAA